AGAACCTCGTGCCGGGCGAAGTAGCTCGCCATCCGCTTCGCCGTGTCGGGCGAGATGTTCGTCCCGTTGCTCAGGTCGCGTGCTCGGGCAACGCCGACTGCCGTGCCGCCTCGGCCGTATTCGCTTCGCCACGCGAGACCCTTCGCAGCCTCTTCTCGCACGCCCGACGGCGGCGAGAAGTCGATGTGGTCATACCTAGCCGCCACGCTTCCGCCTCCGTGGCTTCGCCCGTGGCTCCTCCGCAGGCGGCGGCTCGGGCAGCGGGTCGATCTTCGTGAGCGTCGAGACCTTGTGTCCGACCTGCGTGTCGGTCGCCCGCCACCCGCCACTCACTTCTTCGTAGACCGTGATCAGCGCAGCCGGGTCGTCCTCGGTCGCGTCGATCGCGAAGTCAGTGCCGGGCACGTCGAGCCGCCCGTAGTCCATGACGTGGTCGATGCGTCCGCGAGCTCGCCCGCCAGCCGAGCCCCACGAGACGAAGTCGCCTTCGGCGACGGTGCCGGGCTCGGCACGCTTCTCTGCGGAGCGGATCGTCTGCGGCGAGTCGTCCACCCATACGTCTACTTCGATGCCAGCCGCCTCGGCCGCGTCAGCCTTGAGCGTGTCGCCGCCCACGAGCAGCACCTGCGAGAACGCATCGGCGTAGTCGCCCAGCGTCGCCATGACTGACTGGCGATCAGCCTCGGGGCGACGAGAGATCATCACGACCGTGTTGCCGTCGGCAGCCGACTTGCGGGCGAACTCGCCCCACAACTGCGGGTCGGCTGCGAACGTGCGGTCGAAGTCGATTGAGATCGTCATAGACCGAGACTCGAGCGACCTCGCGGGCGTGGGAGCCACATCGAGCACAAGCTGCGGCCGCGTATCCGCTGCTGGTTCAGGCTGCGGCAGAACCACGCCTGCGAGGATCGCGTCGATCATCTGCGGCGACGTGCCAGGGAACGACACCATCAGCAACGCCTTCGCACCGTCAATCGTCAGTGCACCTGTGCGGTACTGCTCGACAACCTCTAGCACAGTCGGAGCGTCGGTCGGAACCGCCTCGGCAACCGGCTCATCGACGACGATCTCTTCGACGACCGGCGTCGGCTCGGGATCGGCCGCAGCCTTGTCGAGCGTCGTCATGTTCAACTGCACGAACCGCACGTCGCCGCCTTCGACGGGGTTGAGGTTCTCAAGCGCCCGGATCTCGTTGACGCTCAGAACGCCGAGGTTCCAGAGCGTGTTGTAGTAGGCACCACGCCCCGCAGCGTCAGCCCGCAGCGAGCCGCGCGTGTCGAACTCCGCGAAGAGCGTGTCGTCGGTGATGAGGTCGCGACCGACCGCAAGCTCGATGCGACGCAGCCACGGCATCAGGCCGTTGGTCACGAAATCGAGCGACTGCTGTTCGATGTTCGAGAACGACGACCGCGTCAGGTCGCCCACGAGATGCGGCGGCACGCCGTAGATGCGGCAGATTTCCTCGACGGCGAAGCGGCGGGTCTCCAGAAACTGCGACTCTTGCATATTGCCGCCGCCGAGCTCGATCGGCTTCAGCCCGCCCTGGAGGACCGCCGTGCGGTGACTTCGCTCGCTGCCACGGTGCATCCGTTCCCATCCATTGCGGAGCGCCTCGGCCGCCTCGGCTGAGATCGTGCTATCGGTAGACAGAACCACACCGGGCCGGGCACCGTTGCCGAAGAACGACGCCCCGTGAATCTCGCACGCACGGGCCAGCCCGATAGCATCGCGGGCGAGCTCGACGGGCACCATGCCGTTGACGCCGTCATCCGAGAGCCACCGCAGGTGCATGATCGCGTCCTGCGAGTAGATCGTCTCGGTGCCGCGATCCTCGCGGTAGCGGTAACGGAGCCTGCCGTTCTCGATCCGCTCGACCTGCATCCGGCTCGGGTGCAGCACGATCAACTGCGTGGCAGGACCGGCACCGGCGATCTCGACGAACGCCTGCCCGTGCGTGAGCAGGTGGAGCATGATCTGCTCTCGCCACTCGTAGCTCGTCTGCCAGCCGTTCGGACGCTCGTGGAGGATGCGGTACAGCGGCACCTCGCGGGCGATTTCCTTGCCGCCGTTGGGCAACCGCCGGTAGAGATGCAACGGGAGCCCTGCCACGCTGGACGAGAGCACGCGGACGCACGCAAGAACGACGGTCGAGCGGAGCGCCGTCTCGGGGTCAATCCGCACGCCTGACGGATTGCGGTTGCCGCCGTAGCCGCCCGACTCGTAGTCCCAGTTGCGAGACTCGTGCTCGGAGGTCGGAAGCCAGAGGATGCGGTCGGATGGTGCGATCATAGGAAGAGGATTGAGGGTTCGGTTGCCGGTCCTTTGATGGTCTGCGAGGCATGGACGCCAAGGGCCATCACTAGCGCGACGATGCCGTCGATTCTCTCGTTGCTCTTCGCCTTAGACGGCTTGATGTTGCCGTTGTGGTCGTGCTGCACCGCTACGTTTCCAGCCTGCCACGCGAGCACCGGGTGCCCGCCATGCAGGAGCTTGCCCGACACGACGAGCGACTCCAGCACCTTTGCCGGACCGCTCATCGAGCCGTAGCCCTGCCCATACCCTACGACGTTTACCCCGTCCCCTTGCAGTTGATTCGCCAACTGGGTCGCGTTCCACCGGTCGATCCCGATCTCGCGGATGGCGTATCGGGAGGCGATTTCGTTGATGTCCGAACGCACTTTGTCGAAGTCGGTCACGTTGCCGGGCGTCAGGTGCATGTGTCCCTGCTTGGCCCACACGTCGTAGGCAACCTTGTCACGCCGCACCCGGTCCCGCATGTTTTCCTCGGGAATCCAAAAGTGCGGCTCGACCCAAAACGTCCCATCCTCCAGCGGGAACAGCAAAACGAGCGATGTCGTGTCGTAGGTCGTCGCCAGATCGAGACCGCCCCAGCACTCCCGGCCGAGAAGCGAAGTCGGGCAGGGCGGGTTGCCCTGCGCCCAGTGATCCATCCGCAGCCACCTAGTGTCTTGCTCGGTCCACTGGTTCAAGTGCAGTTGCCGGAAGGTGTTTTCGTATGACGGCATCTCGACCGCCCTGGCGCACTCGCTGCGCAGGTAGTCGAGCTTCACGCTCACGCCGAGGTTCGGGTTCGCCTTCCTCCACGTCGCTTCGTTCCGCCAATCGTCATCGACCGCAGCGGCATATATCGCCGGGAGGAACGATTCGTCCTTGACGGCACCGCTTGAGACGGCTTCGGCGTACTTCCAGATTTCCCAGCACACACTCCTGCGGTCGTAGCCCGCTGTCGTTATGTAGACGAGCATCGGCTGGCGACGGGCACCCATCGAAGTCTGCATCACGTCCACGAGCTCGCGAGTGGGCTGGGCGTGCAACTCGTCGAAGATCACGCCGTGAGCGTTGAGCCCGTGCTTCGTAAACGCCTCGGCCGAGAGCGCCTTGTAGAACGAGTGCGTTTCCTCTCTGACGATCGAGTTGCGGTAGACCTTGAGGCGAGACCGCAGCGACGGACTCTGCTCGACGCACACCTTTGCCATCTCGAATACGAGCCGAGCCTGGTCGCGATCGGCGGCACACGAGTACACTTCGGCACCAGGCTCGTTCTCCAAGAGCAGCTTCAGCGCGATGCCAGCACACAGCGAACTCTTCCCGTTTTTGCGGGGAATCGCTAGCAGGCTTGTTCGCACCTTGCGAACACCGTCGCGAGCCTCGAACAAGCGTCGCACGTATTCCTGCTGCCACCGCTCCAGCACGAACGGTTTGCCGCCGAGCTCACCCTTCGCGTGCGTGAGGTACTTGTGAAAGAACCGCACGGCCAAGCATGACGGGCACGTCCTGCACGGCTTGTCAACCGAACATGAGGCGGTCTTCGTCGTCTTCCTTCGGGGCATTTTCCACCGCCGAGACGCGGGCCAGAGCGGAAGCCGTGAGCCCGAACTCTGACGCGAACTTGAGCATCTGATTGCGGGCGTCGCGCTTCCGCAGCCAAGCCGGGTGATTACTCACCCTACCTTTCTCGTCCACGATGGTCGTGCCGCCTTCCTTGAGTTCGGCGTCGGCCTGCACCATGTCGGCGAACGAGTCGCAGTAGCAGGCTAGGGTCTGCTGGTGCCTCGGGCTCATAACCTTGCTGGCCTCCAGCATCGGCAAGATTCGCTCCCACTCTTCGCGGGCGATGTCGCAGAGCCAGCCGGGGGCAGGAGGAACTCCAGGCGGCGCGTCGATGCCGCTCTTGTGCGGCCCTCGCACGCGAGACCCACGCATTTGCAGTATCGGCTTCGGCGTTGGCTTGCGGCCTTTTGCCACGACAAACCTCGAACTTCCAATTTCGGCCACGCGTCCCCCCATAGGAACAGCGGTCTTCT